CTATTTCCCCAGATCTCCACGCGTGTTAAGCTAAGCCAAGCTTGCGCACACAGCTTGCTGCTGGAAGGTTCCAGAGCAGTTGTCAATATGGCACCAGTTGTTTCTACTCTTCGCGGTTCTGAAGTGAGTGATGCTTGCATCCGGAGGCGTCCAGCTGACCCTCCCGATCGGGCTTTTGCCAGCAGTTTTGCTGATGACCCCCCCATGGAAGATTTTCAGGACGCATTGGACCTTGTTGACGACATTGCTGAACGCGTTGATGGCGCTACTCTTGATGAACAGCCTTCAGAGTCATTGGTCGCACGCATGCGGTCACTTTTTGGTTATGGACAGGATTCGTATATGGACTTGCTTATAAAACAGATTGATTTGTTGCTTGGTGGCGCAAAGAAGGCCTTTGGCCTTCTGTGGGATTCGATCATAGCCACAATCAAAGCGATTTTTGGTCCCGTCTGTGATTGGTTTACTAGTGCAACAGAGGGCATGTTTGGCTCGGCACTTGCTGCAGTTCGCAAACATTTTTCTAGCTTCGCTTGGTTTTTGTGTGTTCTTGTGCTTGTAGCTCTCGGTGTTATAACTGTTAAGATAGCAAATTGGGTTTATTCGCATGTGTTTGGAGCCAATAATATTACGCTTCATTTGAATACAATTATAAATTCGAAGGGTTATGAAGGCATGGTTGCCACTGGCCCCTCGGGTTCCTCTCCCATTTTGTCTTTTGTCACAGCCAGCCTCGGCTGTCTGTGGGGCTCGCAGATGAGTCCCGTCGAGCATGACTGGGTTGTCGCTCGGCTTCGGAGTTTCTTGATTTGGGGCTCAGCCGCCACCGTCGGTGCAGCTGGCGTTGCATCGGTGGTCAAGTGCATGCCCATAGTTTTGCAGAGTTATTTGTTGAAGCACCTTGATGGTGGTGCCTATATGGAGCGATTTTGTGTGCACCCCTGGATTGAACAGGCCACCAGGATAATAGAGTTGTCTGGTGACCGTAAAGTTGTGTTGGACCCTCGATATAAGACAGTTGTTGCACAATTGCAGCAACAAGCCATCGATATGTTGGCCACAAAAAATCTTTCGCAGACAAAGTTTATGGTGAGTTCTTTGTCTAACGAGCTGCGGAAGATCAAGACCATGTTGGAAGCTGCCAGTGTCTCTACCGGGGCAAGGATACCTCCATTTTGTGTGCAAGTTGCTGCTGCCCCTGGTGTCGGAAAAACTGTTATGATTGAGAAGTTCATTCGTGACATGGGTGACCCACAGATTGACCCAGTGAATGATTATTATATGAAAACTGCCGAGGATAAATTTTGGTCTGGTTTTGTTCGAGCTTACAAAGTGGTTGTGTTTGACGAGTGGCCTGGTACGGCTGACTCAACAACCGATGTGGACATCAATTTTCCTGCTACTTTGCTGACACTGGTGAGCAGTGCCCCATTCCGCCCCAATTTTGCTTCTATAGACGGATCGGCTATGGGCGGAAAGAAAGGTGACCTTGTTGATGATATACGGCTAGTTTTGTGTATGGGCAATGAGCCCTATCCTGTTTACAATGTTCGTGATCAAAACGCTGTGCGTTCCCGGATGAAATATCTTCTCGAGATGAAAATCAAGGAAGAATTCCAGGCGTACACCCACAACGGTCGCATTGACCTTACTTCTTTGTCTGACGAGGAGATTGAGACCATGGCATGGGTTGAGTTCAGATTTTTAGATCCTATGGCCTATAATGACGATTTTGTGACACGCTGGGGTTCTTGGACTGAGACCCTTTCAGTTCTTGCTGCGGATTATTCAATTTATCGGAAACGAGCCCTTGCTTTGGCAGCAGCTCCGCGGACCAGCGTCCCCAGTAGCCAGTTGACTGAAGTTTTGACCAATTTGGGTATTAGTTTTTATGGTGACGTTATTATGCAAGGCACTGGGGGTAAGAAGGTCAAGAGTGGCCGCTCTAAGTCCGGGTCTCCCGGCAAGGGCAAGCCTGATTGTCGCCCGCCACTCGTGCAGTTGTTTGACACTGCCAGTGGTCCTGTTGCTTTGATTTTGAAAATGGACATTCCAGGACCTGAGAAGTGTGCTAAAATTCGCTCTTTAAAGATTCCAGCCACCGACCCACCCTTGTGGGCAAAACAACATCAGGAGGTTTTGCACCTTCTTGATATTTATGGCGAGTCTTTGTTGGATGAGCCACCCGTTGCTAAGATATTGAGTGACCGTACACTTTCTCACGATGATAAGGTCACAGCTATTATTTCTTTTCGCAGCTCAATGGTTTCTCGTGATGAGAAGACCGCTGCTTTGGCTTCTTTGAATCCAAATAGTCCCGCACATCGTGTTAGGGGTGAGGGAGGAGCTGATTCGATGCAGACGCATTGTGACATACAGTCTGTGTCGGACGTCTCTGATTACATGTCTATTGGCTCGCAAGGCTCACTTGACACTGCGCATAACATACCTACGACAGCGCCGTGTGATGTTCAGCCACAACAGAGCCCCATGTTGTGTCAGGATTTGAAGGCTGATATTGTTAAACAGTACTTGGAAGATGCTCACCCCCAGCATGCAGCTGTTATTAATGCATATTTGGCTGTTCCGACTGAAACACTTTCTCCGGATGAGCGTCGTCGCTTGACTAATCTTTTGGCTTATGAACAGAAGAAGCGTGATTTTGCCAGGCCTTATGTCGCAGTTGCACATGCTGCACTTAAGTTTATTGATTATATGAGTCGTTGGGTTGAGGTAGCTCTCAAATGGAGCAAGCTGGTCGGAATTTTTGCTGCTGTTGCATTGTTTGTTCCCTACGTTTGGAAAAAGTTTTCTGCCTCTTCCCACTCCATTATTGAGCATCGCTTGGACCCTGAGCTTGGTCTTGAGCACCCTGTTATGTCCAGTGATGTTATGGCTGGTACTTCTCAGCCCGACAAGATGGTGCGCGCTGGGGTTGATTATGTAAAGAGCGTGAAGGCACACCAGATTGTGCCGTATGAAGGTACTTCGAGCGCTAAAATTGAGCGCAACATCGTGCGCATTCGCTTTGGCGGGTGGCACAGCCAGTACGCTCTAGGGCTGACTGACACGTGGATAATGTTTCAAGCACATCTCCTTGCGCTGTGTAATGCAAAGCCAGGTGATATCATGAGTGTGAATCGCATTGGACATGAGCCACATAGTGAGCCTTTTGATGAGTCGCGAGCTTTTGTTGTGCAAGGGTTAGATTTGTTGTTTTACAATTTGAGCGGGTCTTCTCTTGTGTTTGCCAACATTATTCCCAAGTTTTTGACAGATGATGAGTTGGTCTCTGTGACTACTGGTAATTGTAACATACATTACGATGGAAAGCAAATGTTTTCTTCATTTAGTTATACTGATCGATTGAGTTACAGAGTGCAGGACAAGGAACATGTTGTGGCTGGGTACAAATATTTCGCTTCGCATTTACCTTTTGGCAGTTGCGGTTCCCCTGTTGTGATTACTGGTGGCCGTTATTCCGGCCGCATTCTTGGTGTTCATGCTTGTTCTGAGCATGCTGATGGCGGTCCCACAACTGGTGGGGCTGTTCAGGTCAGTCAGAGCTGGCTTTTGGCTTTGACTTCTGCCCGCACCATGGTTGGCACCAGCAAGTCTGAGATTCACCCAGAGTTTGCCGCAATGTATCCCGGTGAAGATTTTCCTAACTTGCAAAGTGTTGAGAAGGTTGATGAACCTGTTTTTATCAAGCGTAAGTCATCGGTGAAGCCCTCAGTTCTGTCAAAGCACCTTCCTGTGCCGCCTTCGAAGGCCCCACCCATATTGACTCCTGATGACCCTCGGATGGCTGCCAATGGATTGAGTGGTGACCCTCTCTTGAATTGTTTGAAGCGCGCGGCACAGATGCCGCGAGTCACTATTGAGGAGCCAGATAAAGAGTTGCTGGCCAAGTGTGTTGCTGAGTTGGCGGCAAAATGGAGTTCTGATTTGACGTGGCCTGTTGGCAAGAAGAAGTGGACTGCCCCTGAGGCAATTCTCGGTAAGGCAGATTATGTCTGCGGTGTTGATTTGAAAACCAGCCCCGGGTATCCTTATGCCAAGTGTGCCCGTGGGCGTGGTAAACACGATCTCATACAAGTGACTCATGGAGTTGGAGATGCTGGTGTGGTGATAAATGCACAGTTGTTGCGTGACATTGATAAGCGGCTCACTGATGCCGCCAACGGTGTTACTCCTGAGGTTGTTTATTTGGGTTTTCCCAAAGATGAGCCAATTCGTGCGGCTAAGGTTAAGGAAGGGCGCACACGACTTATTTA